AGAATCTATCAATAGAATAAATCTGTGGGAAGGAGCTGTTCGATCAGGCAAGTCCTTCGCCTCACTCATTCGCTGGCTAGAATATGTTCAGCATGCACCTCCCGGTAACTTGGTTATAATAGGTAGAACAGCTACCACCATCAAGCATAATATTATAGACGAAATAGCTAGGCTCATCGGTATGGATTCACGCCACTATATAGGTAAAAATGAACTCCATATTTGGGGAAGACGTATATATCTAATAGGTGCTTCCGATGAACGAGCTGAAACAAAAATAAGAGGATCTACCTTCGCAGGAGGATATATAGATGAAGCTACACTCATACCAGAAAGCTTCTGGGTTATGCTGCTATCACGTCTCTCCATAGAAGGATCTAAGCTGTTCGCTACAACTAACGCCGACAGCCCCTTTCACTGGCTGAAAAAGAATTACTTAGATAGACAAAATGAGCTCAAATTATCTACGTGGCACTTCTTCATTGATGATAATCCTTCGCTTACAGAAGACTTTAAGGATAACTTAAAGCGTGAGTATCAAGGGCTATGGTATAAACGTTATATTGATGCTGAATGGTGTCTAGCAGAAGGAGCAGTCTTCGACTTCTTCGATGATAGCCTCCACATCATCGACTTTCCACTAAATCCAGCAGAATATTATATCGTCGGCATAGATTACGGAACAACTAATCCATGCTCCTTTTCTCTCATTGGATACAACAGCGGAGCTTACCCCAACCTGTGGCTAGAAAAAGAGTATTACTATGAATCACAAAAGCATTGTAGGCAGAAGTCTGATTACGATTATGCTCTGGACTTGATAGACTTTATAAAAGGTTATAACATAGAAGGGATATATATAGACCCGTCAGCCTCATCGCTTAAACAAGAGCTAAGACGTAATAGTATATTCAACGTGATCGATGCAAAGAACGATGTCCTCCCGGGCATACGCTACATGTCGCAGCTCCTCAGCAATGGTACATATAAGATATGTTCGAATTGTGTTAACGCAATAAAGGAATATCATACTTATCTGTGGGATAGTAAGGCTATAGAGAAAGGTGAGGATAAGCCTTTAAAGAAGTATGATCACTCAATAGATTCTCAAAGATATGCTCTTTTCACACATTTCTTTAAGCGTGATCTATCTTATAACTTTACTGAGGAAGACGCTAAGTACTTAGAGAGATTGTATAGAAAATAATGCCAGCTAACAAGCGCCAGCTGGAACGTTTCTGTCTCAGGAATGGAATGATTAATATAAAATATATTTATTAATTAGAGTCTTATAAAGAGATACTATATGTGGTATGTATTTAAAGAAATGTCTTTACTTTGTTCTATCATGTGGATATATACGACGCTCTAATCTTCTCAACTCATTTAATGTAAGCCTTACAGACCTTCTTTCCCAATAAAACGTAGGTCTGTTTTTTGGAAGCTTTTTCAACTACCCTTTTATACTTTTTAGTCCAAAAGCGATCTAAATCTTTTCGTTGGTGTTTACATGCTGGTGATTCTTGCATTTCTTGATAGATCTTTTTACATATGCCCATAATTACTTTAAATTAAAATAATTTCTATATATTCGGGATAAAATTTCTTTCTCTATTATTATATATTCTTTATTTAGAGAATACCAATATCTAAAGAAAGTACCTATCTTAACAAACTCTACTAATCAAAGAGAGAAGAGAGAGAATATAACAATTCTTTGTATCTTTCTTTTGAAAGGAGGTGTTTCACACCTGTACCTTTCTTTTTTTTAGTCTATAGAGAATGTAATATATACGCTTTTTCCTCCGCCGGAAGGCAAAAGCTTACGCAGTCTTCGCCTGCTGCCCTCGTTTCACTCGGGGCTTTTGCTCGTCTTCCGTCTTCGCAAAAAGCTCGCTCCTTAGTATTTTAACGAAATATTAAAAAGTCAAGTATAAAATTATTTTTATATACCAATAAAAAGTTTTGCATTGTTAATTTAAATATTTAATTTTATTGTAAACATCCACCTTAAACGGAGGTTATATGCCCTTAAAAAGAGGTAAATCAAAGAAGGTTATTTCCGAAAACATAAGAGAAATGATTCATGCAGGCCATCCGCAAAAGCAGGCAATAGCGGCTTCATTAAATGAGGCACGCAAAAGTGGTGCAAAGATCAAAAGGAAGAAAAAGAAGAAATGAATGATATGGTCATGAAACAGATTTAAGCGATAAGGCCAATTAAAGCCCCATAAATCGATTATTTTTTGAAAAAGCTATATTGGCAGCCCTAAATAATTTTAAAGCTTTAAAGAAAATAATTCTTGAATAACTAATAAATATTTATTTTAACTTAACTCCGTTGTTAATAATAACACGAGGTTAGAGATGGCTAAGAAGAAATGGATACAAGATATTGGTCTTAAAAAAAATGCTTTATCCAAACAAATGGGTATTCCAGAGAAAAAGAATATCCCCATCAAAAAGCTTAAAGCAGCTGCTAAAAAGCCTGGCAAGCTGGGAAAGAGGGCGCGGTTAGCTTTAACATTAAAAAAGATGCATTCTAAGAAGAAAGCTTGAGTGCGATATATTTCGTAAGTAAACAAATTCTTGAGATAATTATAAAAAAGATTTATTAATAATTAAAATTATAATTGGGTTAAAGTTATAACCTATTACATGAGAGGAAGGTTGATGAATGAACGCGACATTATTCATGAGTACGATCAATATTATCAACAAGCGTATTATGCCCTCAATCCTATTTACCCTCGAGCCCAATTAGACTTGCGTCAATATTTAGGGGATCAGTGGGATGAAGAAGAAAAAGAGAAGCTCTTTAGTGAAGGCAGGAATGCCTTAGTCTTTAATTTTATTAGAACGAACATCAATGCTCTTATTGGTTATCAGATTAAGCACATGACCAGTCCGGTAGTTGTCCCGATTGAGAACTCCGACCAGCTTGGTGCGGACCAGGCTACCCAGCTTTTGCTGCATGCTTTTAATTTTGGCAATGGTTATTCGAGCGTAACCCAAGCGTTTGGGGGAGCTCTTAAGACAGCCATTAATTTACTTACTGTATGGGTGGATTATCGCGACGATCCAGTAAATGGAGACATTCGTTTTGGAAGAGAGCCCTATTGTGGCTTTATTTTTGATCCTAACTTTACTCAACTAGATTTTTCTGATTGTTCGTATGTAATACGGAGAAAGTACCTGACGGAAGAGCAAGTTGTTTCTCTTATTCCTTCTCAAGAGAAAGAAGTAAGGGAGTTAGCTGCTTTTGGCTGGAGCCGTGACGATAAATTCCCGTGGCTTCCTTACCAACAAGAGATAGACAGCAAGCGTTATATGGCCTACAACGAATTTTTTAGACTGAGATGGAAAACCGTTCCTGTGATTGTTAATCAGGAATCGGGTCAAAGCATGGAGTGGGATACTAATCGTCAGGGAATGAAGCTTCTTCTAAAGCAAAACCCTCAGCTTAAGCTCATATCCAAGCAAAAAAGGTACATAGAACAGAATATTATTCTTAATAATCACTACATGCGGACTGAGATTAACCCATACGGTCTTGATGAATATCCATTTACTCCTGCTGTAGGCATATTTGATCCAGAAGCGGAGGTTTGGTCGCTCAAGTTGCAGTCATTAGTGCGATGCATGATTGACCCGCAGAAAGAAGCCAACAAACGTCGCTCTCAGATGATAGATATTCTTGATTCACAGATAAATTCAGGGTGGATTGCCACAAAAGAGGCTGTTGTTAATCCGCAATCTCTTTTTCAGACGTCTCAAGGTAAAGTTATCTGGAAGAAGCCTGGAGCCGAACCGAACGACTTAGTTCAGATTCAGCCGGCTAATATTCCTGCCGGCATGTTTGAACTGCAACGGCAAATGGATCAAGACATAATGAGAGTATTAGGCACAAACGAATCGATTTTTGGCATAGCCGAAAGCGCACAGGAGTCCGGACTTATGATGATGATACGGCAAAGCTCCTCTATTGTTAATTTACAAGATGTCTTTGCCAATATACGTGATGCTCAAAAGAATATTTCTCGAAAAGCTCTTAAGATCATGCAGGGATGGAAGCCTGAGAAGGTTGCGCGCATTATTAACCAGCAGCCGTCTCCTCAGTTCTTTAATCCTAATTTCACCAAATATGACATATCCGTGCAGGAAGGCGTTCTCACAGACACACAAAAACAACTTTATTTTCGACAGCTTACCGATCTTTACCAGCTTACGGGAGGACCACAAAGCAGCGTAGTCACACCAGATATGTTAGCGAAAGCAGCTCCTCTTCAAGGCAAATCTGAATTTAACCAACAAATTGAAGAGAACTTCAAGGCCCAGCAACAGAGGGCGCAGCAAGCCCAACAAATTCAACAAGCCGAGCTTACCTCTATTCTTAATTACAATAAAGCTGCATCTGTTGAAAAGATGGCTGGCGCTAAAGAGAGATATACGCGGGCTGTGGCCAATATGGGGTTGGAAGATGAGAGGGCATCTAAAGCTATCGATGACAGGTCTTCTGCTGCTCTTGATCGTGTTAAAGCTATGAAGGAGTTGGCCTCTATGGACAATGACGAGATATTAAAATATTTAGAGATAGTAAGAGCGCTAGAAGAGATGAGTAGGCAAAAGGAAGAGCAAGTGAAGAGTGATGACGTAATGATTTCAGCACGAGGAGAGGCAGCGGCAAACCCTCCTGCTATGAATATTCCTGGTCAAGAACAAGTTGGCCAGATGATGCAAGAAGAGCCACAAACTATTTAAGTGTGGAGGATTTTAATTATGGCTGAATATAAGCAAACACTGAGAGATCGTATGCATGAGTCGGCAGGCATGAAAGCTCGTCTTAAAGACAATCAGCATGCTAGTCCTGTTAAGAAGATTAACTGTGATGCTGAGAAATACGATCTTAATAAGATAAGAGAATACCAATGTGGAACTAAGGGGTATCCTAGTGAAGCATTAAAAGACTGGATTTAAATAAGGTAATATATGGTTCAACAGGTAGGGGAGACACGCGATGCTATCATTGAAGACGACAATAAAAGAATAGAATCAATAGTAGCCGCTAATAAAAACAAAAAAGACCTCTATTGGATCGTTCTATTCGCTACTCCGGCCAAGATGAGCATTGACGGCAAGCCCACCATGATGAAGCATATTAAAGCGTACGACATTAAACCCATGTCTCAGGTAGGCATGATTATTGGGGAAGTTGACAACAAGTCAGGAGTTATCCGCTGGGAGATCAACATGCCTCAAAAGCCGTTTAATTATGACGCTTTATCCAAATTTGGAGTTGAGCCCACGAATGATGTCGTCTATGAAACGACAACAATCGCTGAGGCTTACATAACGAGATAGTGTCGCCAACTAAGAAAGGGCGTAAATGTTAAGGAGAAAAGATAAGATATGTCAGAAGAACTTAATAATACGGGCGAACAGCAAACGGAGGCCGCCGCTCCTTCAGCTAATGTTGAGAAGCAAGCTTTAACCGAGCAAGAAAGTGGTCAATCTGTTTCTAATGATGGGCAAGTTGTTCCGCTATCGGCTTTGCAATCGGAGAGAGCGAAGAGGCACGAAGCTGAAGAAAGAAATAAACGATATGAAGAAGAAAACAAGATGATGAGGGAGCATTACGCCTTATATTCCCAGCAGCAAAAGCAACAGCAGCAAGCTAGAGTGCAAGATGATTTTGCTGGACTTGATGACAATGAGCTTGTGACGGTAGGCGAATACAAGAAGCATACCGCTCGTATGGCTGATCAATTTAAGATGACGTTAGCTGAGATGCAAATGGCACAAAAGCACCCTGATTATCAGCAGGTAATAACTAAATATTTACCTGATGTTTTAAAACAAAATCCGAGATTAAGACAAACCCTTGAATCCACCCAGGACTATGAATTGGCATACCATTTGGCAACGAATTCTGAAGCTTATCGCTCAGATAAAGATATGGGGGCAAATAAGTCTGCTGATGCTAAACGCATAGTTGAGAACGCCGAAAGGGCTGGTTCATTATCGAGTATGGGGACAACCGCTCCTGTTGCTGATGCCAAGAGATATAAGGATATGTCTGATAGTGAGTTTAGAAAGTTGGTCAACAAGAATCTCGGTTTAATTTAGGAGAATAAAGGCAATGAACACAACCGCAAACATACCTCCTGCTGTTCGGGAATATTATGATAGGCTTTTATTGATGACGGCTTATCCTACTCTTATCCACACTAAATTTGCTCAGATAAGAGTACTTCCTGAAAAGGAGGGTGATACTATTGTTTTCCGTAGATATAACCGATTAGCTACTGTGCCTATACCATTATCTGAAGGAATTACTCCTCCTGGGGCAGCTCTTTCTGTTAATGACATAAAAGCAACAGTTGATTTCTATGGAAACTTTGTCACTATTACTGACCAAGTTCAGCTAACCGTACAGGATCGTGTATTAAATGATGCATCTCGTCTGTTGGCACAAAATTTGGGAGAAAGTCTTGATGAAGTGACAAGAGATGTGCTTAGGTCGACAACCTCTGTTTATTTATGTGCTAATGGAGTCAATGGCAATACTCCTACTGAATTGACTAAGACAGATTTAGATAGTGCAGTAAGAGTATTGTTGGGACAAAATGCCAAGATGATATCAGAAGTAGTAACTGCTTCTACTGGCATTGGAACGAGCCCAACACGCCCTGCTTTCTGGGGACTATTGCATACAGACTTAATCGATGATTTAGAGAACAACGTTACTGGCTTTAATAGCACAACTAATTACCCAGGACAAGAGACAGTGCTGGATGCTGAATGGGGATCGACCGGAAATATCAGATGGCTTTATACATCTGTTGGATCGGTATCATCGGCAACACCTCCTGTCTATAATAACTTTGTCTTAGGGCAAGAAGCATATGGCGTTATTTATTTAGGATCGCCATCAGGTGAATTCTATGTTGAGCCACTAGGTTCAGCAGGGTCGGCTGATGCTTTACATCAAAGGGGAACAGTTGGCTGGAAAAAGCCATTTGTTGCTCGAATATTGAATGATGCATTTATGTTAAACGTAATGGCAACCCATAGCTAAGAAGGAGGATAAATATGTCACAGATGAAGGTTTTTGGCTGGACAAATCCTGCTTTGGGAACAGCCGCACGTAATCAAGAAATTGGATTTACTGTAGGTGAAATTACGGTAAGCAACTTAACGGTAGGAGTTCAGTATTACTGGAATTCATCAATGCCTTCAGGCTCATGGATCCAGGTAGATACAGGAGCTTATACCGCTGCTAATGGGTTTACTCCTTTAGCTCAGTCAACAGCTGTTGGAGCTACTATTAGTGGTTTCACTAATGCTAACCCTGGTGTTATTACTGTTAATGACACAGCTATCTTTGGGTTTGCTGCGGGCGATACCATTAAAGTATGTGCTCTTGCTGATGACCTATCTACTGCTAATAGCCTTAATGGAACATTTACTGTAGCTTCTATTACTTCTACTACCATTACTCTTGTTGAAGACACTACTTTATATAGTGTTTATGTATCAGGAGGGGATGTTTTTAGGGTGACGGACAGCGCAGGCGACCCTGTTCCTATTGATAATTTAGCTATTAGGGGTGTAACTATTGGATCCAGCGTTGTTGGTACTAATAGTGATGTCATGGTAGGCGTAGCTAAAAGTGAAGAACCTGTTGTTTAATAGATAATTGGAGGGGCAATGAACCCCTCCCTTATTAACTTTTTTAATGAGGAATAAAAGACTATGAGTCAACAAGAAAAGATGAAGCCTAGCGAACTGCAAAAACTACCTATTTTTCCTAAGCCTAAAGGTGAGAAAGAAGAAAAATATTTAAGAGAATTAGAAAAATATGAATTTATTAACCTGGAAGAGCCTGGTGTCAGCCACCAATGCACATATGCCGGCCATTCGTTATTGCTTCTTCATGGGGGAACGTATAAGTTTCCGCGCTTTTTAGCCAGACACATAAATAATGCTAGCAGCCCAAAATGGAAGTGGACGCCTGATGGTGACGGGCATTTAATTAAATCAAGGATGGGGACTAAACCACGCTTTCAGATGAGGCAAATCATGGAAGGAGATTAACATATGTCTACATGGACATTATCTGATATTAGAAGAAAAGTTAGACAAGTTACCGGCAGATTTACTTCTGCTGAGATGACTAATGCTGAGCTCGATAA